TTAAATAGAGGAAAGGTTTTTGTTCAAAAATAATAAAGAAAGAGGGTATAACTTTGCTTCCTGAATTGAGTAGAAGGCTTGGAAAGGTTATGAGCGCTCCGTCAATGCTAGGACTAACGCTTGAAGAAAGAGAACGATTTATTCATGCAGTAGAAAAGGCGGAAAAGTTCACGGATTTAGGGATTAAGGAGCGGTCCATGATTTTGCGGGCTGAGAGAGAAATAGAATTGTTAAAAAAACAATGGAAGCAAAAATACAGATAGATCTGTTAGATTCAGATGGAGGCCTGGCGAGGCCAAATTTGAATTTTCTCAATGCGCGTATTGCAAGAACGCTTTGGATTATGCTACCTGCGCAGAATTCGGGACAAAAATCAAAAAATACCGCTACAATGAAGAACCATGTCCAAAACGAATACCTAAACAAATATCTAAATGAAAGGAAGGAGGGCAATGGAAGAGAAACAAAATCAAAACCAGCCAATTCAGGTTTACGAAAATTCTCCTTCAAAGCGAATTGAAATTCATTCCAGACATCAAAAGTTGGTCGTGAGAGATTTGAAAACTGGGAGATATGTGAATAAACGCTGAGGCGAAAGCCGAGGCGTTTTTCTTAGGCCCTCGAAAGGAGGTGAAAAAGTGCCGGAAAAGTTCACGATCACTGATACAGTCAGTACAGCCGATTGGGAAAGTGTTGACAAATCCCGCATTTGGAGGCTGCTAAAACAAGGCATTGAAGAAGGTGCGGAAGGTACAGCAGCGGCTGTACGTGAGGTTTACGCAGTGGTTAAAGTTCCCGTCAATGGAGACCTTACTCAGGCCGATTGCTGGGGTCCTCACCATGAAATCCGGGACGATGGACGAATAGTTCTCAGCCGCGCCGGTCTTATTGCCGCAGTTACTGCACTTGCCGGGGCTCGAAGTGAGCCGAACCTGACGCCGCAGCAGAAACGGCAAGCGGCAAGACATCTGCTAAGACACTACCGGGAACTTGAACTTGAGCCGCCGGAATCTCTAATGGAAGCTGTGGGAGAAATCTCCTCCGTGCAGGCTGTTATCTCCGGCGAAATGCGGGTTGAGGATGTTCCTCTTGCATCGTGGGCGGATCTGCAAGCGCTCAAAGCCGATGACCCAGAACCGATGGAGGTCGTGGTAGAAATCCCGGCGGGTAAATCGAGGCGGGGTTGGAATTATAGGCCGGAAGCATTGCAGAAGATTGTCGGTGAAGTAATGAATCAAGGGCTTCCTGGCTTCCTGGGCCACCAAAAGCCGGAAGATGTGGATCATCAGTTTCCAACACCGGTTACCCACTGGGTTGGCGCTTTGTGGAAGGATGGCAAGGCATATTTCCGGGGGGTGGTAGATAAAGCGGCGTCCGACCTTAAACGTTGGATTAAAGCGAAAGCCGTTCGCCAAGTCAGTATTTTCGGTGTACCGAAGCTTCAGAAGGTTAACGGAGAAACTCATGTGGTGGATTACAAACCTTTGAGTATTGACTGGACGCCGTTGAATCGAGCAGGTATGCCAACTTCTGTCGTTGCCATCGGCGAGATGGATGAAATTCTCCCGACCGATATGGTTGATGGAGAAATGAAAGAAGATATTGGGGGTGAACAAAAAACTATGAATTGGAAGGAACTTGTCGCACAGCTTAAAACTATGCTGGCCAACAAAGAAGTGACCCTTGGTCAGATTGCAGGGGAGATGGGTTGGAAACCCGAGGAGGTAGCTGGCGAAATTGATTCCAATTGGCTGAAAGAAGTCACCGAGGCAATTGAAACCCTTGGTAAGGTAAAAGAGGTCCTTGGGGTTACTGGTGAGATGGACGTTGTCCAGGTTGCTCAAGATGCAAAGAAAACTCTTGATGAATCCCTTAAAGCTGCTAGGGAAAAACTTATCGAAGAAACTATCAAGGAAAAAGTAGCCGGTGAAATGGCTCAAGCACTGATCAAGAAGATGCTTCAGCTCCCTGAAGGCGAACTGACCAAGGAAGTCATTGCTGGAGAGATTGACAATCTCCTGGCCGATGAAGTGGTCAAGAACACGATCAGTAAACTCCACATCGATAAACCGCCTTTCATCAATAGTACTGGGGATAACGGCGGGGCTTCTTCTCTTTTGCGCGTAAAACGTCAAGCAATATAAATTTTTATGGAGGTGCTGAATTATGGCTTATGTAGGACAGCCTATTCCTTCTACTGTAGTCAATATCAATGCGGCGAAATTTAGCGATGGTAAAAGCGTAAGAGTGACCGTTCCCGTGAACACCACTATTGAGGCTGGGAAATTTTACTTGCTGGACGGTTTCCTTGGCGTAGCCTTACAGTCGGTACAAGCCACCGGACAAACCGCTGAAGTTGTTCTCAATATTGAGCAAGCGGAATATGATACCGACCAAATTGATACCGATCAAACTCAAAATTTCGCCAAAGGTACTCTCATTTATTGGGATGCGGCAAGTAAGAAATTCACTGAAACTTCCCAAAATAACAGATTAGCGGGCCGGGTAACTCAGGCGAAAGATTCCAAGGGCGTGATTTGCTTCATCCTTGGTCCGCAGGTTGTTTAAAGATTTAAAATTTTGATGGAGGTGCATGAATAGATGTACAAAGTTTACAGCCAAGACGCCTTAAAAACAGAACGCCGTCAGGGAACTTACACCCAAAAAATTCCTTTCGCAGTTGACGGGAAAGTTTACGAAGTTGAAAAGAAGATTGTAAACGGAGAAATGGAAACCTTTGAGCTTGCCAAGCCTATTGGGGAAATGCTAACTGCGGGATCATTGGAGCAGTTCAAGGATTTAGTGAGGAAAGTAGTGTTGGACGTTGAACTGGGAAGAGAGCAGGTTCAGCTCCTGTATCAGCCCATTTACGAAAGACTTCAAGACGCAAACATGCCTAAGGTAATTGATGCTAAATGGGCACTTTATGGAACTGTTGTATTTACTGAACACATTGAAGGGGAAGAAGTCAAATTCGGTCGTTTACAGGCTGAATACGGGCCGATTGCTAGAATTCTGACCTATACCGCTGGCTTTGAATACACCCGGGAAATGAAGGATTTCAACGATTCCTTCTCTATCGAACTTCTGAACCGCGCAATGGGCGAAGCTTACAACGCTTTACTGAACCATATACACCTGTATCCGATAATTAGCTTTGACTACCAAGATAGCAACAAAACCGACTTCCAAGGCGACGCCAACGAAGACCTGTGGGTAAGATTTTACAAGACCCTGAACAAAGCTTTGTCTGATGCTAGAATTAAGAAGAGACCCGGTACTGTATTGCTAGCATCCAGCTATGATAGGGACAACATTGAAATGGCCTTAAAAGGTGGATATCAGATTGGCGGTACTACCTATCCCGCTGTATCCGGCATCGAATCAGTAATTTACTACGATGGATGGACTGTTCAGGTAGGCCGAAGAACTTTTGAATATCCGGGAGTAGACCACGGTAAGGCGTATCTTATCCGTCCGAAGCGTGGATTCAAGGAATTGGTCAAACAGGACCTCCGAATTGAAGCAACCGCTGGCGACCTGTCCAGGCTTATCGAAAGTCAAATCATCGGATACGCTTACCGGGGCGTATATGCAGCAGTGGAGGAAAACGTGCAAGAAATCAGCTTAACTGTAACTGCTTCTTAAGGTGGTGAACTCATGAGATGCATTGATTGTGCGCATTATCCCTGGGTCCCGACAGCGAATCCAGGGATGATGCCTCCCATGAGGTGCCATCCAGAGCTGGAGGCCAGGCGTTGGACGGAGGAGAGCAAGAAGCTGGATCTCCGCTGTCCTCACTTCGCCGGCATAGGGGAAGACCCCGGCCAGACCGAAGTGGCGGTGATGGAGACTCCCTCGGGGGATAACGCCGGCGCAAGCGGCTTTGTCAGCCCAGACGATTTCACGGCTAAACAGCTGAGAGCTATGGCCGATGAGTACGGTATCAAGTACAAGGCCAGTGCCACCAAGAAAGAACTGGCAAGGTTGATCAATGACCATTTGAAGGGGTGATAACATGACCCCAACACAAGAGGCGATCGTGAAGCTCAGGCTGTACCTGGACGAGAAGATCCCGCCAGGCGGCAGTCAAGATGACACCCGCTTCTCCGACACCGAGCTTGAGGTGTTGCTTGATGACTCTGAAACCATCTACGGAGCGGCATCGCTTGGTTGGAGCATCAAGGCAGCCATGATCCAGAAAGAGATGGGCGATATCGAGGAGACCCGGACGGGCCAGGAAACGTATCGCTACGTCCAACTGAAGGATCGGCTTGCCCATGCACAGACGATGGCTGAGGACTTCCAGCGACGTGAGCAGGAAGAGCTCGGGAAGAAAAAGACGGGCAGCTGCATCCTGCGCATAGCCGCTCCAGAGGTGCTGTAACATGGACCTTCAGAAGCGAAGAGAACTCACTCTGAAGGCCATAGCCATCAACCCATGCGAGATCGTCCTTACAAGGCGCCAGCGGGTTGATGATGGTGCAGGCGGATGGACGGATGAAGACACACAGTTGATCCCCCAGACTTTCCGGCTCTTCCTCGGAAACAGTTCCTCCAAAGAGATCGTGAAGGACGGCGGGACACTCCAGGTGAACAACCGAGAGATGCTTTGCCCATGGGATGCAGATGTGCAGGCCGGCGACACCTTTGAGTTTGGCAGGGTCCACCACCGAGTGGCAGTGGTGAACCCCGTTCGCTATCTGGGCGAGATCGTCTCGTATCAGTGCGTTGTGGAGGAGGTGGTGTGATTGCCCGGGGCAGATCAAGTGAACCGAAATCTCATGGCTTTGGCCGACAGGCAAAAGGCGGCGCTGCTTGCTTTGAGCGAACAGTATGCGGCCAGAATGGAAGCCTATGCGAAAACCAACAAGAGGTGGCAGGACAGGACCGGGAACGCCCGCCAGGGCCTCTTTGGATACTCCATCATGCGGGACCAGTCCTTGATCACTCGTGTCGCCCATACCGTGGACTACGGCGTGTACTTGGAACTCGCCAACCAAGGGCGATTCGCCATCCTCCTGCCCACGGTCAGGCGTTTCGTGGCTGACTACCTGGAAGATGCCAAAAGGGTGATGTCCGGATGAGGGCAGCCCTCTATCAATACCTGGTTCAAAACTGCGAGTCCATCACGTCTTGGTATCAATCGGGTGCCCCCAATAAGGACACTAAGAAGCCCTACGGTGTCATCAAGCTTGGCGAAGAAATGAGAGCCCCTTTGAGCAATAGGGGGTTCTTTCGCGAGTTGACCATCTGGCCTTACTTCGCCCCCGGCAGCTTCGTTGCGGTCGACAAGGCCGTGGCGGAGATAAAGCAGTTGTTGTCAGGCGCCATCCTGACAACGAGCGAAGGTCACATGTTTGAGATTGAGTGGGTTCACACAGGTCAGGACTTCCAGGACCCTGACCTAAACGCCATAACTCGCATGGTCGAGTTCAGAATCCCATGCGTTGGGAAGTAATGAGAAAGGAGCTGAGAAGATAGATGGACATCCTTTACGGCTGCAAATTGATGATCGTCAAAGAGATTGATCCTTCGACAGGGCTAGAAAAGACGGGCGGTAAGACCGCTCGCTTCGAGACTCCGCAGCAGTGCGGCATCAACCACCAGTGGATTGAGGGCCAGCGCACAGAGTTGCGAGGTGGGGACCGCTTGCTCAGTACTGTCGAAGAGCCGGCCTCCCTGATCGGAGTCGAGCTTTCCTTTACGAATGCCACCCTGCCCGGAGAAGCCCTCGCACTCTTGGCCGGAGGTACCTACCAGGATAACAAATACAGCGCTCCGAGGCTTGGAGAAGAGCCCAGTCCCGTGATCGTCGAGCTGTATGTCGCCAAGTATGAAGAGGGCAACAACGACACGAGCGGCATCACTGGGTACCGCAAGTGGACCTTCTGGAATGCCACAGGCCGCGTGCCCAACTACACCGCTCAGGACCGCAACTTCATCACACCGCAGTTCACTATCCGTGCGAAAGAGAACGTCAAGGCCGACAAGCCTGTCTATGAATGGGAAGACATCACTAGTCTGCCGTCGGCCAGCTAACCCCCTTGGTGGAGGCTGCTCGCCTGAGAGCAGCCTCCTTACATTTGGCCCGGCGAAAGAGGTGAGAACGTGCAGATCGAGCTTATCTTGAAAGATGGCTTGGGAGAGTCCATCTTGCTCCCCAGTACGCTGGCGATTGACGGTCACGCTGTGAGGAAGGAGATCCCAGGAGTGGTCGTGCCAGGAAAGAAGGGAAGGCGCGTTTTTCGCGACCTTCAAAGGGTGGAGTCGGCCACCTTGAGGGCGTCTGGCACCATCGAGTGCTGGAGCAAAGAAGAGGCTGATGACTATGCCGCTCAGCTGAGAAGCAAGCTTCTAAGCCAACGAGAACCAATGTGGCTCAAGCGCTTCGAGGGAGCCAACAAGTTCATGCGGGTCTACTGCACCGGGGTCGAGCACGACTTCGTGAGAGGCCATTTTGGGGGGAGAGTCTTTAGACTCGATGTGACTTTCCAGGCCGATGATCCCCACTGGTACTCCACGAATTACAAGCGCGTGGAGCGGAACGCTCCCTTGACGAGCCCGATCAACATCATCACCGTCAACAACGAGGGCGGAGCCGAGACCCATCCGTTCATCTGGATCTACGGTAAGACCTCGGGCGGCCAGCACACCAGAAACCCCAAGATCACTAACCATGCTACCGGGCTTAGGATACAGTATGCAGGGACCGTAAAGCAGAATGAAGTGCTGCTTTTCGACACGGAGAAGCGGAAGGCTTTGTTCGTTCCCACCAACATCCTTCACTCCGGCGCTGTTCAAGCAGCCACCGCCGACAGCGTGCAACTTGCGATCAGCGCTTCACCGGTTGACGACTACTACAAAGGCCATATCGTCAAAATCGTTAGCGGCCCCGGGGCGGGCCAGTACCGTCACATCGTCGGCTACACCGGCACATCCAAGGTGGCAGTGATAGACACCCCCTGGGTGACCAACCCCACATCTTCTTCCACCTATGAGGTCTATCACTTCTCGTGGGTGGAGGGCTACTACGTGCACGAGGCCCAGTCTTTCGGCGGTACCACTGGGGTGGATGTTACCAACCTGACTAATGCGGGGTACGTGGTGGATGGGTTCCCCCTTATACCCGGTGTCAACCTCATCGAGGTGGAGTGTGACACCAACCTGTTGCATATTGAAGTCCTTTTCAAAGAGAGGTGGATTTAGATG